TATAACAGGTACACTACCTGTACGGCTTCCATTCTGCCAGTTATCGCTATTGGCCCTTACCATGATATCAGAAGAGTTGTAGAAATTAGCAGCGGCAGTCATTACGTCCACGTTAATGCTGTTCCACTTTATCTTCATCATCATCTTGTCCAGGCCTGTAGGCAATTCAAACGACCCGATCATGCTTAACGCTTTATGGTCTACCATTTTCGCTTTCAGATCAGGAAGTGTCAACTCCTCTGCCTGGCCGGCGTAAGATTCGCCATCCAGATACACATTGGCATTATATAATGTACTAATCGTTGTACCAGCCATAACCTTTATATTAAAACTATTTAAAAATCATTTTTCATTAGCTCATTAGCTAATCATCACATCAGCTAATCGACTACAGGTTGTTAAACAAATTGATATTCAATACATCATAGAAGATGATATTTTCAGCCGGTGTAGTCACCATGTATATCCTCCGGAATGCGATAATACCTGCAGCCAGGTTAGGCGCTGTGTTATCAGCCGCGTTATATACTATGCTGCTACCGGGCAGCAACGCTCCTTCCTGTATCAAGTCTTTCAGGAAGTTATTACCCTCCGTACTGATTATATCAATGAGCGCCCCCGTAATTCCCTTGTCTACATATGGTAATGCGGCCTGCTCCATGGCATCACTCACCATCCCATCAGTCCGGTACACATTATCAAATGTCATCACACTGGAGCTGGCCGGGAAACTTGCGTTCCTGTTACCCCATGTATTATAACCTAAACCATAACCGGTGAGGTAAGTAAGGATGCCGGCACCATTCAATAAATTAGCGTCACTGTTAGTATCTGTAAAGCCAGTTGATATAATCATATCAACTCCCACTACACCGGGTATTTGCTGGTTACTCACACTCTGCCAGAAGCCTACATTATTATCGTTGGCTACATACATACCCGCTAGGAAAGCGCTATATGGATAAGCCACATTAGCATTAGCAAAGCTGTCATAAGCCTGCAACCATGGGAATACCGGCCGCGTTTGTGGCATTTGTGTATCCCACTGTCCGCTTCCGCGCAATGCGAGAGCTGCACTCTTGGTAGTGCCTCCGGGTGCATCGCTTATCCAATCCCCGCGAAACTGTCCGGCCAGTATTTCCATCGCTGCTTCTACGCCTGTAAGAGTAGCGTAGGTAGGTGCAACGATGATCTTAACTTTAAATCCATAAAGGCCGGCCACTATATTCAGCAACTTACTACCTGTATAAGTGCTGCCGCTCACTTCCCCGATGATCTGCGCCCCGGTGACAGTGGATGCATCAAAATAAGATCCTACAAACCCAAGTTCAACCCCAACATAAGTACCTGTAATGTCCACGAAATTGCCGTAGGCATCCATCGTATAGTCCACGCCATAAGTATAAGTACCACCGGCAGCAACATTCACCTCTGTAGCCCATCCCTCGCCGGTATATATCTTCACAAGGTCTAGCGTTGCTGTTATCCAGGTAGTTGCCAGTGCAATAGTGCCATTTACTCCAGGCGCTACAATAGTTGGCGTACCCGTAAGCGGTGCCCCCACTAAGTAATGTCCTACGTTCGTATCAGGGTTAAACGTATTTATCACGATCACCGGCGTACTTCCATCACTTTCCTTATCGCTGGCACCCGCTACTACACTGCGTATGATATTGAGCGTTTTAGCAATGTTGTTATCTGGCGTAGCCGCTCCAAACTGCACATCATCAGTATCATTATTGCACAGCGTTACAGCCTGTGTAGGCCCTACAGGAGAAACACCAATAAGCCCGATAACACAGCTTAGGTTTACTTCTATTGTTCCTCCGGTACTTGGCACCGGTATTGTCTGCACCCCATGAAAAAATGGCATAAAAAATATTTTAAAAATTACAATTCAAATTTTGCTCTGAGCCTCCGGAAGGAAGCTAATTATGCGGTCTAGGCTACTGGCGCTGTATATACCTTTAAATACCCCAGCTTCACCATGGCCACCACGTTTGCATTATTCTCCGGCAGATCATACACGCCGTTCTTTACCATCAGCACATCAGTTACCACCGGTGCCGCTTTAGGCACACGCACTTTCGGTCCTATCTTTGCATTAGCCACCTGCACATCAACATTAGATTTAACACCCTTCAACTTGTTTTGGGCTATTAAAGATTGCTTCAGGCCTTTCCTTACAATTGTCTCATGCTTTTCATTCGTGGCAATTGCTGCAGCTACCTTTGCAGGATCAGGCACATTCATCTTCACCTTACCGTCTGTCTCATATACGGGTATCTGTACGTGCCCTGGCGTAAATTGTGTCCACTGATACTTTATCATAAAAAAAGAATTAAAAAATTATTTTAAAATTTGTGCATCATTTTCAAATCAGCACATTTTCAAATTTTTAAATTAACCCGGCAATATCGTTGTCGTTTCCAATGGGCCCTCCCCATTCACATACAAATCGCTGTCTACGCCTGCAAGCAGCCCCGTGCCATCCAATACAGGATCATTGTCATCTATCACCTGTTGCGCCACTGTCCGGAAGCTGAATTCTATATAAGGGTTCAACTGTCCGTCCTCGATTCGCCAGTCTCCGTAATTACTGATCCACATCCTGGTAGTAGCATTGTTCGGCCGGTAACCAAGCAGTGCGTTCTTTACCTGCGCAATCAGGTTATAACCACCTGTTGGGCCACTCATCGCGTTACATTGCAGAAAGCAGACAATTTTTATTTGCTCATCCTGCACTATATCCGCCGTGCTTTTGGGGTCACCATACACACTATCCGCATACAGCACATTCACAAGGCTAAAATCATAGCTCTGCAATAGTGCAGATTGGTTTTGCGGCATTTGCCGCGCCTGGTATACCGTACTATAAAGAGCTACAGGGTCACTACCCACAATATTATTCGCACCGAAGTATGTATTCAGCACACCTACCAGTTCCGCTTCAAGTGCATCATAATCCATTCCATTAAAAAAGTTGTAGCGTTAACCGGATTCGAACCGGTGACCTTCGGGTTATGGGCCCGACGAGCTGGCCGCTGCTCTATAACGCAATATATCTTCAAGACCTTCTACAAACCTGTTTTCAACCTCAATCGCACCTCAGTACAAAGCCCATCACTCAGTGCATTCGCTACAATTCCTGCATACTGCGTTGGCGTACCTCTTACACTAACCGTAAGTGTTGGCTTATTGCCGCCTTGTATCAGCGCTTTCAGACCTGGTAAAGAACTATCCAAAAACTCGATGCTCCAGTTATCTACTCCATATTTCACATCACCAAGCTTGCCATCACCCTTTTTTTCCTGAATCCAGGTATCTTTAAACTTTGCCGCTGCTGTATAAGTAGTTTCTCCGTTAACCCAACTAACCACATCACTATACACCGTATCCGTGATCGCAACCGCCGCCTTAGCAAAAACATCAAAAAAACTCATAGATCAACTTAAAAGCCATCAGCTAATTTTCACATCAGCTAATAAGCTAATCAACAATTATCCTTTCTTCAGCAACAACCCTACAGTGGTATAAGTTGCACCAACTACAGGTAAGCTATAACACCAGCCGGCGAATACATTATCACCGGCAGTAGTCGTCAGCACACCAGGATAAGTAATATCGTTGATGGTTACAGGCGTAGTATTCACGTAAAGCTTATCACCCACGATTGGCGTATCACCGGTATTCAAAAGCATATTGCCATATGCACCGTCAAGTAACAAAGTCATATTGCCAGCGGTTCCCGGAGCATAGCTACCTTCCGGCACACCTACAAGGTCGTTACCAACGTTTATTACCTGGCCCGGCTGCGCTACTGTGCTGCTGCCCATATAGCCGCCGCTTTGGCAACCACCGGCAGGAATCGGTATCATTATACTGTGTCCGTTGGCAATCCTGTTCATGCTCATAAAAAAATATTTAAGCTTTTATAAAAATTTGTTTGAAAAATCAATCATTGAGCTATTAAAATCATCGCTCTAACAACGAAAACAGAACATTCAGCACCTCAGTACCCGTTCCCGTTATCACCACCCAGTAACTCGTATACGGATTACCAACCACCTTACTATTCCAGCACTGGCTGCTAGCCGTGGTAATACTATAAGTAGCTATCGGTGCAAAAAACACACTTCCATAAAGATCAGTGCTGCCATAAAGCGTAACAGTGCCACCCGCTGTCCCGGATACCTTCGTGATGTCTGCCTGGAACGTCAGGCTCTGAAACATATAGTTATTGATACCCGGAGCAATAAATGCATGCGCAGTATCTGCACCGGTATTAGTCACAGTATAAACACCTGTTGTGTGCAGCGGTCCATAATTGTTCACAAAATCACCACTATCCGGAACAGGAGGCGGAGCGCCATAGCTAAGCTGAGCCTGTGCAAATGCATCCGTAGTAAGAAACAATAAACCTGAAACGGCCAGTAACAAAAACTTTTTCATAATATCAGTTTTAATAATTAACGATTTTTACCGCCAAAGCCGGTGCCAAACGGCTACCGGCTGAGACTTTATTATTTAAATAAGATACTATACACCTACAGCGGCTGCTCCGGCATTCATATACCATCCTGAATAACCCCATGCAGCACAGGCGAAGTCCAGACGTGCTTTTATAATAAGCTTATCGGTTTTCTTGTCCATGTAGCTTTCTGTATAAAGCCCTTCCTGTCCGGTAAGGTAGCTGTGCACCATACCATCTACTGTTGTTTCTCCTGGATCAGCAACCATATACCACTGTTGCGCATTCGTGAAGTAAACGTTAGTATCTGGCACCAGCCCACTCCATAAATTCACATTCTGAGTAGTGGTAGGATAGATCAGGCGTAAGAACTTTTCAGCGGTTGTCTGCAATTCCGGTGGTACTAACAGGAACTTAGGAACTACCAGCAGCTCATTACCCTGTGGTGATTTCTGCCTGCGCATTGCAGTACGTCCGGCGCTCAAAGAAGGATCAG